TACTGAATCAAGTTGACCTGCCATTATCCTCTAACTACTCTCATTTGAAAAGTACCTGCTCCACCAAGCATATAGGCTCCAAGATAACTTTGTAACCACGGGTAAACATCCATAATATTATTTACAGATCCAGTTCCCTGACTAGCTGTATTGTATTTAACTCGAAGCTCACCTAAAGCAACCTCTTCAAAATTACCATCTTTACCAGTAGTTCCTGTAATAGCATCGGTATCATTCGCTAAAGCTCTAGCTAATTCATACTGTGCATATTTAATATTTAATGGAATAGTAGAACAACTTAATTCAACTCTATCTACTTGATAATTTGTCCTGGGAAATTTTAACGCTTGATCTTCGTCACATCTATCACCTTGAAATACAAAAGTATCAATCCATCTTGTAGCTGCTATTAATGATCTGTT